TCTATTGGCATCACGGTGTGAGCGGGTCCTCTGCCGGGTGCTGGAATCATACGGGTTTCGCAGCCACAAAATTCGGGTCCGGGTGAATTATTATTTTCATGGGACAATGGGAATATGAGAACGATGAATGAATCTGACGAAATCAAGGTCCGGTGCCCTGCCTGCGGGGAGATCCGGTGCTGGAAATACGGGACGGCGCCGAATGGCCGCCAGCGATACAGGTGCCACGTTTGCCGCCGGCAGTTCGTTGCCGACTCGGATCACCGGATCGACCGCGATGCCCACGACATCGTGGCGTCATTACTGGCCCAGGGCGTCGCGCCACGCAAGATTGCCCGTGCGCTGCCCGGCAGGATATCATTGCGCTGGATTTACGAGCTTCGGAAAAGGATGATTTGTGACTGAGCCAACTGACGACATCGGCAAGCAGGTGAAGGACCGGGTAGCGCAGGAGGCGGCGCAGATCGCCGCGGCCAGGTCAACGGGCGGATCGCCCGGGTTGGATGGCCGCCCGCCAGACGCCGCCGACAAAGTGACCAGCACGCTGATCAACGATTGCCTGTTCGCCAACGAGCTGGGCGACGGCGTCCTGTACGCGACGGTCTTCCGCGATCGGTTTGTCTTCTGCAAGAACACGCAGGAATGGTTCGAATGGTCCGGGCATTTCTGGCGTCGCGACATCATGTCCCGGTCCCTGGCCGCCGTCGAGAAGATCGTCGAACACTACCTGGCCGAGTATCGGCAGGCGTCAAAAGAGCTGGCAAGGCAGGTTGCGGAGGGGTTGGACCCGGATTCCCCCGCGGCGGAGAAAATGAAGAAACATCAGAATGCGTTCTTGAAGCGGGCCAGCCAGCTCCGGGCGGACAAGCGCCGCACCGCCTGCCTGAAATTCTCCCACACGATTGACAACCCGATCGCCATCGAGGGCGAGGAATTTGACTGCAAGCCGATGCTTTTCCCCTGCGCCAACGGCGTGATCGATTTGGAGACCGGCCGCCTGAAGCCCGGCCGCCCCGGAGATTTCCTGTCTTTGGCCAGCCCGATCGAGTTCAAGGGCATTGATGAACCCTCGCCGCTCTGGGAGAAATCACTGCTGGAGATCTTCGGCGGCAACGCCGATCTGGTCGCCTACCTCCAGCGCCTGCTTGGCTACGCGATCAGCGGCCTGGTCAAAGAGAAAGTCTTCCCGGTCCTCTATGGCCGCACCGGATGGAACGGCCGCAGCCTGATCGTCGAGACGGTCAGCCATGTCATGGGCGAGCTGGCCGGCTCGATCCCCGCCGAAATGCTCCTGAGCCAGAAATATTCAAAGAGCAGCTCCGGGCCGTCGCCGGACATCATGTCCCTGAAGGGCATCCGGATGGCGTTCGCCTCCGAGATCGACGATGGCCAGCGATTCTCCGCAAGCAAGATCAAGTGGCTCACCGGCAAGGACGAGCTGGTCGGCCGCAGCCCACACGATAAATATTCGACGCGATTCTCCCCGACGCATAAGCTGTTTCTCATGACCAACACACTGCCGTCGGCCCCCGCGAACGACAAGTCATTCTGGGAGCGCCTCCATGTGATCCCGTTTTTGATTTCATTTGTGAACCGGGACCCGCAGGAGACCCACGAGCGCCGGGCGATCCTCGATCTGGACCGGCAGTTGATTGCGGAGGCCTCCGGGATCCTCGCCTGGCTGGTGCGTGGGTGCCTGCTTTGGCAGCGTGACGGCCTGTGCCCGCCTCCGGAGGTCATCGAAGAGGGCCGCAAATACCAGCGCGACGAGGATCTGCTGACCGACTTCATCGACGAATGCTGTGTCCGGGAGCCCGGCGCGCGCGAAAAGGCGGCTGCGCTCTATGCCCGATTCGTCGAGTGGTATCACCTCAATCATGGGAAAAAGGAATGGACCGGCACCACGTTCGGAAAGCAGCTCGCCCAGAAGTTCGACAAGGCGAAATCCAGCGGCTGCGTCGTCTATCGCGGCATCATGCTGAACAGCAATCAGGGAGAGTTATAGACACATAAAACAGGTAAAAGACAAAATGAACCTTATAATCATAATACACGGTCAAGTTACGGGAACCCCCCCCGACCATCCCTCTTTCCGTTTTTGCGGCTTCGGCGGCCAGAAATCCATAGACGGTTGTGTTTTTCGCCCCGTTTTTGATCGAGGGAAAACATCCGTGCAACATCTTGTAATCAATCAGGGATTGTCGTTGATGGTTGGTTTGTGTGTTTTTGAGGGGAGAGTTGTAGCGGAAATCCCAATGTTTTTTCTACATGGAATTCTACCATATTTCTAGGGCAAAGATATAGGGCGCTGGGGTCTATAACTATCCCCGAGGGGAGATAAACATATATAATTAAGTAATGATATTGAATAGATATATAAAAAAGAAAGAAAAAAAAGGAAAAAGGAAAAAACGGGCAAAAGAGCGGTAAAAGATAAGGAACAACAGCAGGTTAGGGCGCAAGGAGGGTTTGAAAAACGATGAGAAAAGATGAATTCATGATCCGGCACCCAGATTTATATGCGGAGATCAAACTGGAGGGGTACGAACGGGCAATGCGTTTAAGGCCATCCTATGGAAAATGTGGTCCCGCCGAATGCGTCATCAATACTTTTCTTGAGCATTGTTGCGTCCGGGATTCCCTTGCCAGAGATAGGGCCACGTTGCTTTATGGAACATTCCGGGAATGGTACAAAAGCTATATGTTTTCTGAAGAAATAAATCCAGATGCCTATGAGACAGCGCCGTCATCAACGTGGTTCGGCAGACAATTAAGTATGAAGTTTGAAAAACTAAAATCAGGTGGAGTCATATTTTATAAGGGAATCAGGCGGAAATGAACACCCTGGATCTGGCACAGAAAAAAGTGATGCTCCGAAAAGTCTCGGGTACGTACGGCGGTGAATGGCAGGGGCCATGCCCGGCGTGCGGCGGGGAGAATCGCTTCCATGTCTGGCCGAACCAGAACGAGGGCAGGGGCTCGTACTGGTGCCGATCCTGCGAAAAGGCGGGCGACAACATCCAGTTTCTCAGGGATTTCGACGGCATGGGCTTCAAGGAGGCCTGCGACGAGCTGGGCATCGACCTTCCGGACCGCCCCGCCCAGGACGCGCGGCCGTCCACGACCGGCCCGAAGCCGCCACAGCAACAGGCGCCGCCCCCGTTCGAGCCGCAAGAATCCATCCCGCCCGCGGATCTCTGGCAGGAAAAGGCGGGCAAGTTGATCGAATGGGCGCACGAAAACCTTATGAAAAACGTCGAAGTCCGTGAATGGCTGGCCGCCAGGGGCATCGATGCGAAGGCCGCGTCCGCCGCCCGGCTCGGGTGGAATTGGGGTGAGCCCGTCACTATCACTGACGCCCAATCCCCGCGCAGCAAAGACATTTACCGCGCCCGCAAGTCCTGGGGCCTGCCCGAGGTCCTCAAAGACGACGGCAGACCGAAGGCGCTCTGGATCCCGGTCGGCCTGGTCATCCCCTACATCATCGATGGGATCGTCTATCGCATAAGGATCCGCCGGCCGGAAGGCGAGCCGCGCTATTACGTCCTGCCGGGATCATCCATGGCCACAATGATCATCGGCCGGGATCGCCGGGCGTACGTCATCGTCGAGTCGGAGCTGGACGCGATCGCCGTTGTGGCAAACAACACCCTGGCCGGCGCCGTCGCCCTGGGATCGGTCAGCGCAAAGCCGGATGCGGACGCCCACGCCGTCCTGCGGGGCGCGCTCCAGATCCTGAATGCCCTGGATTATGGCGACGAAGGCGGCGGCGCGAAGGCTGCGGAGGGGGCCATGACCTGGTGGGCGGAGCATTTCGACCGTTGCGACCGATGGCCGACGCCGCAGGGTAAGGATGTGGGCGAGGCCTACGAGCTGGGGATAGACCTTGAAAAGTGGATAAGAAAGGGGCTGCCGCCCGCACTGACGATTGGAATGCCGCAAACGGCTCGCGAGGCGGCCCCTGGCGGGGCGATCGGGCGTGGGGCCGATAGATCGGATAGGCCGGTTCCGGACATGCCGCCCGCCCTGCGCGAACTGTATGACCTTTTGCGCAAGAATCCGGCCGTCAGGATTATCAATTCGCCGGGGCGCTTTACGGTCCTGCGCGACGGGAAATATGTTGGCGGCCGGATCAGTGAGCTGGTCTTCCGCACGCCGGGAGTGACGGACTATCTTTTAAGCCATCCCGCCGAAGAGATCGACGGGGGGAATTTTATCACGGGAGGACGGAAAGGAGAAAACCATGACAACTATCGGTGAAGATTTCCCAAGAGAGCAACGGCGCGTGCGAGAATTGCTTGCCGTATATCAGTCAATCGGCCCCAATGGAGCATTCGGTGCAGCGATGATTGAGCAGACACTTTCGCGGGCAGAGGCTGCCGCAATTAGTGGAGACATGGTTGCAATCGTGAGATCATATAAAGGGGAATTATATACTTTACTCCCTCGTTTCCGCTGTTTTTCATACTCTATCCTTTCAATTTCATTGGCGAATAAAAATAATTTAAAATAATGCTTGACAAACCTAACGATAGGATATATATTAGGGCCAACATAGAGACAAAAACAAAAACAAACAGGAGGTACAGGCCATGACAATCAGAGAACGAATTGCAGAATTGACGGCAAATGTGAAAACGGTTGTGGATCTGGACACGGTTGTTTCGCGGGGCGCATTGCAGACCCTGCGGGCTGAATTCCCACACGCTGAGGCGGCGGAAATAATGTACGAATGGGATTCCATGAAAATGCAGATCCGGAAAATGGTTTAATGTTTTTGCTGGCCTATCGGCGATACGGGGAGAGGGAGAAGACGAAATGAAAAAATACGCCAATAAAATCAGCGCGGCCGCGGCAGCCCTTGGTCGGGTAAAATCAGAGCGTAAATCACAGTCCTCGGCAGAGAACGGCAGGATGGGCGGCCGTCCCGTGATGAAACGGTACAGAATTATCATCGCCACGATGAGTGGCGGAAACGTCCAAAAAATTTCCCGGCATGATGTGACAACGGCTCGGGGGGCCGTTCGGCTCCGCGGGAAAAACAGCCAAATATGGATGACCAGAGAGACCGCCAACGTTCTAGGTGCGAATGTCGAGACATTTTGGGGAACATTCCCAGACGGGACGGAGATCCAGATCAAAACAGATCGCCTAATGGATGAGGCGTAATCATGGACGACAAAATCACGATCAGCACGTTCCAGTTGTTTGAGATGTTCCCGGATCAGGAGAGTGCGCGAAAATACCTGGAGAGCCGCCTGTGGCCGGATGGCGTTAAATGTCCTTTTTGCGGGAAGGTGGCGAACATAACCACCCGTAAAAACGGCTTTTATCGCTGCAATCCATGCGGTAAGGATTTCACGGTTCGCACGGGGACGATTTTCGAGCGGTCCCATATACCCCTGCACAAATGGGTCTATGCTATGTATTTGCTCGTTACCTCCCGGAAGGGGATTTCCTCCCTGCAACTCTCCAAAGAGATCGGAATCACACAAAAATCCGCTTGGTTCGTCCTCCATCGTCTCCGGGAGGCGTGCGGGGACAAACTGACCGTGCTCAGCGGGATCGTTGAGGTCGATGAAACATACATCGGCGGCAAGGTTGAGCTGGAAAAGTGCATTGCCGTGCTGGAATCCCGGGCCGCAATCGAACAGGCGGCGGAGCGGGGCCGGGAGATCGAAACAGAATGGGCCGCCTTGGTGTCATCGGCCGAGAAGATAAGCGCCGACGTTCCGCTTTACCAACAAAAATGCCACGCCTTTGAAACCGGGATCGCCCTAATCAAGCAGCAGGTGAAGGACATTGAGAATGATCCGGAGAATATCCGCCTGGGGAAACTGGTCGATGAGGCTGAGCGGACCGTCAAGGACCGGGAAAGGGCATTGGCCGAGATGGACCATGACCGGGAGACGACCCGCATTTTGGGATTAATCGAAAACGCCATGGAGAAGACGACGGCCCTGGACCTTAAGGACCCTGCCTGCAAGTCAACAACATGCGAGTTTATCGTCGCCGCGTTGAACGCTCAGGCCGCTTTGCCGGGGCTTAATGCCACACTGGACGCCCGGAAGAAAGAGGTCGGGGAGAAAAAGACAGCCCTCTTGGCCGAAATCGAAAAGATCAAAGCCGATACAGCGGCTATCCTTGTAGAAAAAGCAAAACGCGTTACGTACATTTCTGAAGCAAGGCATGCCTTGGACAATAACATCAAGGCCGCGAATTACGATCTGCAAAGCGCACAGCAGACCCTTAACAGCACGAACGAAACCCTGGTCATGCGCCGGAAGGCCATCGCGGAGAAACGCGAAGAAGTCAAGGCGCTGGCAGCACTGGCCGGACGCCTGCCCGAAATCCAGACCGCTGCGCTCCGGCGTGACGACCTGAGCCAGCAAATGGCGGAGATTCAAGATAAAGGCGTCGCGCTCCGGCAGGCATGGAAAGACAAGCAGATCGATAAATACAAACAGATCGACGCACAGAAAGAACTGCTGGCAGGGATCATCGCCCTGATCGATCAGGACGCAGAGAAGACGCTGGCATTCCGGCAGCACAAAATCAAGGAATGCGAGGACGCGATCACGTTGGCCGGCAAGCAGGCCGACGCGAAACGGAAAGAACGGACGGAGCATGAGGTTGTGCTGAAGCAGATCGACGCGGCCCAGGTGGAGCTGGCGGCCATGGAGGCGGACCGGGCGGCCCGGGTGCAATCGATTTCAGAATGGACCTATCTCCGGAACGCCTGCGGGAAGACAGGACTTCAGGCGCTGGAGATCGACGGCGTGGTCCCGCATATCGTGATGGATGCGAACCGGCTGCTGGCCGGCACGTTCGGCGTGAATTACGCGATAAGAATTCAGACACAGGATGAGGACGGAAAAGAGGTCTTCAGGGTGCTGGTCATCCGCGACGACGGCGACGAGACCACGCTTGACAACCTGAGCGGCGGACAAAAGACGTGGATACTCAAAGCCTTGCGCCTGTCCCTGACGCTGCTGTCAAAGTACAAAAGCGGGCGCAATTTCCTGGCCGCATTCGCGGACGAAGAAGACGGCGCGCTCGACGTTGAAAACGCTCAGACGTTCGTGGCGCTTTACCGGGCGTTCATGCAGGCGGGCGGGTTCGAGAGCTTCTATTTTATCAGCCACAAACCCGAATGCCTGTCCTACGCCGACCACATTCTGAGGTTCAGCGCGACGGGGATCAGGGTTGAATGACGGCTTATTACAACGAGATCGACCCGTTCTCCGCTCAATGGCTGCGGAACCTGATCGCTGGCGGTCTGATTGCACCGGGGGAAGTGGATGAGAGAAGCATCGAGGATGTTCAACCAGGCGACCTTGTGGGATTTACCCAATGCCACTTCTTCGCCGGCGTCGGTGTCTGGTCCTACGCGCTGCGCTCCGCCGGGTGGCCGGATGATCGACCCGCCTGGACCGGATCATGCCCTTGTCAACCTTTCAGCGCGGCAGGCAAAAGAAAAGGGACTGCTGACGAGCGGCACCTATGGCCGGCGTGGTTCCATCTCATCGAACAGTGCAGACCTTCAGTTATTTTTGGCGAACAGGTTGCGAGTGGTGACGGAATGTCTTGGCTCGACCTTGTTCAAGCTGACCTGGAAGGATTGGGCTACGCCTGCGGGCCGGTCGTTACCCCTGCTGCGGGCTACGGGGCGCCGCATCAAAGACACAGGCTTTACTTCGTGGCCGACGCCGAACGCCATGGAGGGGGGACAGACGAGCCGGGGCGGGACGCGCAAGGGCGAGCTACTGATGGGCGGGATGGCAAAATTGTGTTCGTGGCGGACGCCGGCCGCTGCGGATGCGGATCGGGGATCACATCCGAGCCCGGACAGGAAGGCGGGGCAACACTCCCTTGTGACGGAATCGAATCTTGCATCCTGGCCGACCCCCAGGGCGAACGACAACGACCAGGGGAGCCACAAGGAGATCATCGAGACAGGTTCTTCATGGAAGGGTCAGAAACGGGGAGCGACGGTCAACACGATAGCCCAGCTTGCATCCTGGCCGACGACCGGGGCAGCCGACGCGACACGGAGATCGCCGGAAGCGCCGGAGAAAAAGGCATTGAGAAACCGGACGGGAATGACGCTGCTGGACGTGGCTGCATGGGCGACGCCTTCGACAAGGGACTGGAAGGACACACCGGGGATGTCGATCGCGGGGATAAACCCGGACGGATCGGAGCGGACGAGGCTGGATATGTTACCGAGGCAAGCGGCCCTTGTAACGGCTTCTGGCGAGATGCCGTGTGGCTCCCCTGCCGTGACGGAAAAGCGCGGCCAGCTCAATCCCGCATTTTCCCGCTGGCTCATGGGGCTGCCGGCCGCGTGGGACGACTTCGCGCCTACGGGAACTGTCTCGTCGCTCCGCAAGCGACGGAATTCATAAGGGCATATATGGACAAGGTAAAACCATGACCTTACGCAAGCATCAAATCGACTTCGAGCGGGTGATTGACGACATTATCGCCGGCGCCCCTGTGACGGATATCCTTGTCCGGGTTACGCCGGGCGGGGGAAAAAGCACCTTGCCGATCCAGGCCGGGCGCCTGATCGCGGCCGGGCTCGCAGATCGTATCTGCTGGATCTGCCCGCGCATGTCCCTCCAGGACCAGGCCGAGCGGAACTTTCTGGATCCCAAATTTCGCGCCATGTTCAATCATGACCTGCTTATCCGCTCCAGCACGAACGAATACAATCCATGCCGAGGCACGCGCGGCTTTGTGACGACGTATCAGGCCATTGGCGTGGACGATAAGGAATCCGTGCTCAAAGAGCTGCAATCACAGCGGTACATCCTCATACTGGATGAATTTCATCACGCAGAGGCCGACGACGGATCATGGACCCGGGCGCTCCTTCCTTTATATACGGCTGCACGATACCGCATTCTCATGACCGGGACGCTTGAGCGCGGCGACGGGAAGAAGATTGCCTTTGCCCGATACCAGGGCATGTTTCCGGTCCTGCTGGACGATCACAAAACCCGCGTCATCGAATACACCCGTCGTGACGCACTTGCTGACCGGGCGATCATCCCGTTGCGATTCATCTTTTCCGACGGCGTGGCGACCTGGGAGAAGTCATCAGGCAAGCAGGTCAAGTCAAAGCTGTCAACGGGCGATCATCAGAACGCCAGCCATGCGCTTTATACGGCGCTCCGGACTGAATACGCGCTCGAACTACTGTCAAAGGCCGTCGCGCACTGGCGCAATCACCGGACCACGAAGAACCGGACCGCCACCCTGCTGGTTGTAGCCGCGAACATCGAAGCCGCAAAGAAATACACTGAATTTCTTGCAGGGCAGGGGCTCAACGCCAAGATAGCGACCTCGGACGATACCCAGGATGCAGTGAAGCAAATCAAGGCTCTGAAGACCGGGCGGCTGGATATCCTGATAACCTGCCAAATGGCCTATGAAGGTCTCGACGTTCCTTCCATTTCTCACATTGTCTGCCTGACAAACATCCGCTCCGCCCCGTGGATAGAACAAATGGCGGCCAGGGCCGTGAGGATCGATCCGGCCGGCGGCGCTTACGAGACACAGGAGGCGTATGTATTTGCACCCGATGATTTATACATCCGTGAGATTACAGAGAAAATAGAAGCCGAGCAAGTGGCTCCGGCGTACGCCTCGAAAAACGGGGGGAACGGAAACGGGAAGGTGGCGCCGGGTGAAAACGGGCTGTTGTTCGGGGAGCAGGCGCCGGGCGGTATCCGGCCGCTGACATCGCAGATCACGGGCCAGCGCGAAACCGTATTGAACACGCCCGTAGGTCCATCCGATTGGGTCAGGCAGGCGGCAGAAATGACTGTCTCCGAACAGGAGGCCGACACCCTGGGGCAGATCGAATCTCATATCAGGCGCTTCGCGTTCAATAACAGGTACAGCCCCAAACGCTTGAACGCTGAAATCTATGAGCATTTTGGTAAGCCGCGGCGCTCCATGACGTTGCGGGAACTCAGGTTATGCCTCGATTGGGTTCGGCTCACGTATCCGATCCAGTACATCAGGGGCACAGGCAGGGCGCGGGTGCCGATTAAGGCGGCGGCATATCCGTGTGAATGGAGGGCAGCTCAATGACACCCAAGAAAAACGAGCTATAATGACGACGAACCCCCCGTCTGCGGTGTAACGGTATGATACAGCGATGCGGCAAGTGCCGTGGGCGGGGGGCTTTTGAAGGGGGAGAATTATGAAAGGACTATTATTTAGCGAACCGATGGTGAAGGCGTGGATGGCCGGAAATAAGACGATCACAAGGCGGATCATGAACCCGCAGCCGGAATGGGAAGAATATCCGGGGTTCTGTCAAGACGGTATATGGCGTGGAAGGTATCGAGACTTAACCTACGACGGGTGTGATTATGTGGTTGAGGTTTGGGAAGCAAAGCCACGATACACCGCTGGCGAGACGGTCTATATCAAGGAAGGATGGCGGATAGGCGCATGGAAAGAAGACGGGCAATGTGTCGCCGTTGATTACAGGGCTGATGGATTTGCCCGAAAGGAATGGCTGCTGGTTCCCGACGAAGAAATGTTTGAGCGGCTTTGGATACAGTCAACCGATGATGCAATTAAAGCGGGGTTAAAAATGGATTGCGACGGCCAATATCATTGGGAGCCGGGGCAATCTCCGTGCCGCTGGCGCGCCCCCCGCTTCATGCCGGAGTGGGCCGCAAGAAGACACGCGCTGATCGTCAGCGTTATCCCTGAACGATTGCAAGAGATAAATGAGATCGACGCTTATCTTGAGGGGTTCAGGGACCAGTTGCGAGGGGATACATTCTATTCAGTCGGGGCACAATTCAAAGAGACTTGGGACAAACTTCACCCCGGCACCTGGGATAAAAACCCGTGGGTGTGGAGGATCGAATTGGAGAAAATCTAATCAGGCGGGGTCATCAAAGGGGGAGAATTATGGATACATCAAAAGGTAGATACTGGAATAAACCGTGGTTCCTTGTTGACGGCTGCACGCCCTGTTCTCCGGGGTGCGATCATTGTTGGAGCGCGAGTATAACGCACAGATTCCCGGGCCAGCGGGTGAATGTGGCTGACATTCAAAAGGCGAATAGGCCTATATTTTTAACCGACTCCCATGGTCGCTTCACCAGCGAAATTGTCACCCACCCCGACCGCCTCTCCATCCCCCGGAAACGGCGGAAGCCGACCGTGTACGCGGTTTGGAATGACCTGTTCCATGAGGCGGTGCCGGATACGTTCATTGCCCGAGCGCTCTCAACCGCCATCGGTGAGTATCGTCACACTTTCCTTGTCCTTACAAAACGAGCCGAAAGAATTGTATCCCTGATGAGCCGTTTTTATGCCGACGCGGGGGAAAAGGAGCTGCGCCGTGCAATAAATATATGGTGTGGCCTCACAGTCTGTAATCAGCAGGAAGCCGCCGAGAAGATTCCGATTTTTCTTCAAGTGCCGGGGAAAAAGTTTTTGAGCATTGAGCCTTGTTTATCACATATTGACTTGACTTCGTGGCTCATTCCTGATAAACTAAAAGAAAAATCAGGAGGCCAAAATGAAAGAGAACGAGAAAGAGTTTCTGGCACAAGTGGCGCTGGGGTGGTTCGGTGTGAACACGGAATTGGGTATTGTAACAAGGAAGGCTCGATTATTCGGAAGCCGGATCGGGAACGACTCTCAGATGAAAATGATGGGCAAGGAAAAGAGGGCAGAGAAATCCATATCGAGAAATCATCTAAAAATTATGTTCACGGTGGGGAACCAGAAACGACTTGCCGTCTATGCACACAGAATAATCTGGATGATAGCCAACAATGCGGAAATACCGGAAGGATTGGAAATCAATCACAAGGACGGGAATCCGAAAAACAACCGAGCGGAGAATTTAGAAGTGGTCACGAGGCAAGAAAACACGCTCCACGCTGGGAGGGTATTGAAGGTGTTGGGAAGGAAAAATCAATCAGGGGAGCGCAATGCTTATGCGCGAGTGACCGAAGCACAAGTATTGGAGATAAGAGCTTTATGCAAGATGAAAACAATGCCCCAGCATCAAATAGCAAAGCTCTTCGGGATAGAACAGGTAACCGTCAGCAATATTCACCGCAGAAAAACATGGAAGCATCTTCCGGAATAAGTCTTGTGATTTTGGGAGGCGAGACCGGCCCCGGTGCCCGGCCCATGCACCCGGAGTGGGTGCGCTCTGTCCGGGATCAGTGCGCGGCGGCGGGGGTGCCGTTCTTCTTTAAGCAGTGGGGGGAATTTGCCCCTGAAAATTCTATCTATGTTGATGGATCGCCGTTGAGCGTAACATTCTATAATAACGCGCAGATGGATGTGTGTGACAATGGAGAGCGCGTTTACCGCGTCGGCCGCAAAAGGGCCGGTCGCCTCCTCGATGGCCGGACGTACGACGAGCTGCCATGGCGATCATAATTATATGGGCGTAAATTATCAATGACCACAACAGACAACATACCGGACGATAAGCGGGTTGCGACGATTGCCGCCGTGCTCGACTATCTGAAGGCGTCGGACTGGAGCGTGACGCGCACCAGCCTTTACCGGCACCGCACGGAGGGCAAGCTGGCCCCGCGATCCGACGGGCAATATGCGCTGCGGGATGTCGAGAAGTATGCCCGGACCTGGCTCAAACAGAAATCGACGGGGAAGCGGGTCGGCGAAAACCTTGAGGACCTCCAGCGCCGCAAGCTGGAAGTGGAACTGGCGAACCTTGAGCTGGAGAACAAGCGCAAGACGCTGTCGTACAACAAGGACCTGGAGAGATATATTCCAAGGGAACTCATGGAGATCGAGCTGGCCACGCGCGCCGGGGTGCTCGACGCCGGCTTGAAACATTGGGTGCAATCCCGGGCCGCCGAATGGATTCGCGCCGCCGGCGGCGATACGAAAAAGGTGGGCGAGGTGATCAATCTGATCACCCACGACCTCGAAGAGCACATCAACGCCTATGCCAGGGCGGCGGAATGGCAGGTCATTATTGATGCGGAGGACGATCCGGCGGACGAAGCGCCGGAAACGGATCCGGAAAACGAACAAATAGAATTAAACTGAAACAAGGGGAGGGGGATATGTCACAATTTGAATTGATGGCACAGTGGACAAAGGATGACTTGGAACTACTAAGGTTGTGGTATGACGAGAATAAAGACACAAAGGTCAGAGTAAATAAAATACCCGAAAAGCTAAAAAATCTCTTTCCGCACAGAACCGATGCCGCGATATATGGTCGATACCGCGCGATGGTAACTGCCCCTAAGTTGTTGAATGACCAAGCGGCAGCGGCTCCGCACGATGATCGTAACACCGCAGAGCAACTACTCAAAGAATGGATCATAAAAAACCCCGCGCAGGTCGTATCTAAATCTAAAGGGCATCTGTATTTAAATACATTATATCCATCAGCAACATCAAGACAAGTATATCGCAGGTGGATAAGTGCAAGAAAATCTATGGGTATGTCTTCAACACCGAAGGCAAGTAAAAATATGGCCACAATCGTCGTGATGATGATCAACGCCGCCACTTCGGCCATTGTGGACGTATTTAATAAAGAATTAGAGAGAAGGGTGGCGACAGAACAAATTAAGATCGGGACAAAAAATGTCGATGAAAATAAAAAATATATTGAGAAAATAGAAAGCCTTAAAGAGGAAATAGCAGAATTAAAAGAACAAGAACGGGCAACCGCAGCGATCCGGCAAGCATCGTATGACTACTTTGCAAAACATCATCCAAATCATAAAATAAGATAATAAAAATGCTGGCCACCATCCACATTCCGCGCTCGACCCCCTGGCTGCCGCCGTCGCTGCTGGCGAAGCCGGGGGAGATCCGCCACATCGTCCGCCTGTCCGAGCCGGAGCGTAAGGTATTCCGCAAGCACCGGAAGATCCCCGTGTCGGTCTGGTGCGAAAAGTATCGGCATGTCACCATGTCCGTCCTGCCCGGCAGGTGGAAGAACAGCGTGACGCCCTATCTGGCCGGGATCATGGATGCCTCGTTCGCTTCGTCCGTGCGGACGATCATCATCTGCAAGGCCCCACAGGTGGGCGGCACGGAGAGCGTCCTGAATTGCATCGGCTACGCCATCGACCGCGATCCCGGCCCGGTCCTGTGCATCTATCCCGACGAGCTGACGGCCCGCGAAAACAATCAGGACCGCATCCAGCCCATGATCAAGACCAGCCCCCGGCTGCGCGGTTACATGACGGGCCTCGATGACGACAGCGCGCTTTTGAAAATCAGCCTCCAGCACATGCCGATTTACATGGCCTGGGCCAGATCGGCGGCGCGGCTGGCCAACAAGCCGATCCGGTATGTCGTCTTTGACGAGACGGACAAATACCCCGACACTGCCGGCAAGAGGGAGACGGACCCGATTTCCCTGGGCGAAGCGCGCACGATCACCTATCGGCACAACTGCAAAAAGTGGAAGATCAGCACGCCCACGACGGAATCCGGGAACATCTGGAAGGCCCTCACGACCGAGGCGCAGGTCATATTCGACTTCTGGGCGCGGTGCCCGGCCTGCGGCGTCGAGCAGAAGATGGTCTTTGGCCGGATCAAGTGGGCGCACAAAACCGAGCCGGGGGTGGACGGGAAGTTACACTCCGAAGATCCGGAGACGATAGAGGCCGAGAAGCTGGCCTGGTATGAGTGCCCGGATTGCCTGGCGCAATGGAACGATTATGACCGGGATCAGGCTGTCCGGTCCGGGCGCTGGCGTGACCGCAAGACCGAGACGGGCATGGATGAATATCTGCGGGTACATAAGCCCACAAAAATCGGCTTTCATATCCCGAGCTGGCTGTCTCCGTTCGTGTCGCTGGCGACCGTTGCCGCGGCGTTTCTGCGCGGCCTGACGGACATGAACAGATTCAAGGACTTCCACAATAAGCACCTGGCCGAGCCCTGGAAGCTGACCGTGATCTCCAAAAACACAGAGCAGGTCCTGGGCGCCCGCTGCGAGCTGCCGGCGCAGACGGTCCCAGGGGCGGCGGTCGCGCTGACGTGCGGGATCGATCGCCAGAAATACGGGTTCTGGTATGTTGTCCGGGCCTGGTCCGCAAACCTCACGAGCTGGCTGGTGCACTACGGCTTTGTGGCGACCGAGGAGCAAATGGAGGCCGTTCTGTTCGAGTCCGCCTATCCCGTGGGGGATACGGGCCGCGTGTTGAAAATCTGGCGGGCGGCGCCGGATACG